CGCTCTTCCGATTGGTATCAATTCGCTAGGCCAAAAAAAGGGAGGGCCGAAGCCCTCCGTATACTACGCTGTTACTAACTCTCTTGCTATTGATTCCCATTGTCTAGCGTACTCTTTATATGGTGAAGGTAAATCCATTCTACACTCTCTCATATAACTTAGCACTGCTACAAGCTTAGAGTAATCACCTTTATTTAAGTCTTTCTCTACTATCTTACCTTCTAACATCCTCCTTCTTATCTCATTGATGATTTCATAAGCTATATCAAACGATGGCTCTGTTACATCTGAGTTGTTCCATAAGTCATCCTCCATTAAACCTAGGAAGTCAACGAGCTTGTTATGTCTTGCTTGCCCTAATGTTGTAGGGAATAAATCTAATTGTGTTGTATACATACTGTTCTCCTATTAAGAAGGGGGCCGAAGCCCCCAGTTGGTTATAGATACTTTGCTACTCGTTGAAGAAAGTCCTCACGTGCTTCTTCCCATGCATTTTCATAGGTATCTCTGAAGTAATGCCCATGGTTAGTAACGTCTTGACTGTTAGTATTAAATACCCATGTTACATACTCATCATGGTAATCGGCAAGCACAACACCTTCATACAAACCCATGTACAATGCTACTACTCTTGCACCATTAGCACAGCTACCACCTACTTCTAGTTTAAATGTAGACATATATATCTCCTAGTTAATACCAAACAGATGTTGCTTGGTTAGATACTTTATCTCATAGCTCAGACCATATGTAAAGTTATCGCCCCCATTACCCCACCTATACCCCACCCCCCAAAAAAGCAAATGGTTCCATCCCCTGCGTATCCCTCTAAGATATACACAAATAACACCTCATTTCTCAAAACACACCCCGTCACTAATATAACTTGACATATTAAAAAATTATTATAAAAAAATTGAAAACTTACTTAGATAGCTTTGGGATCGAAGTTGTATAACTCGGAGTAAACGTCTTTAATACGCATGAATTTAGCCCCGTGTTGATCGAAGTCATCATCGCCTCGAACATAGAGAGCTAGGTGAACCATTTCATGGAGGAGGGTTTGGAAGATAGTAATGAAGTGACCACAAGAACCAGAACTTATTTCAATTGCCATATCAACTTCATCAAAGCATCCATATATAGTAGGGTTCTTAATAACACGGAACTTAACTTTGTCTGATTTAGGCATAGGGAGTCTATTAAAGGGAGGCATTTTACATGCCATGTTGTACAGAATTTCTAAGTTCTTCTTAGTTAACGTAGTTTTTGCCATAAAACACCCCTCAAAAACACATTATACTGAAAAAAGTTGCGACTTAATTACAAAGTAGTATAAAATAGTTGAATTAGCTGCAAAATTAATATCATAGGTGACACAGCAACCCATGCAAACACAAGAAATTCAACAAAATCAAGCATTTAACGAGTCCGACGTCGTTATTGTACCCCCACTAGAAGAAAATATCCCTATTCCTAAGAACGTTAGAGAAGCCCTACCTGATTTATCTAACCAAGAAGAGCTAGAAATGATGGCAAACACCATAAAACTCATAGCTGACCTTAACGGAGAAGACATAAATCCTACAGTAGAAGACATAGATGAGGCAAAAACGATAGCTAAACAAATGATTGAGCATCCTGAAACTAAAATTCAACTAAGAAAATATAAAAATAACACTTTAGCGTCTTTAGCAGGTATGGTAGCAGAGCTAGATTCAAGTGTAGTAGATGACTTAAAAGACTTAAAAACGTTTGTAATCAACGGACTTATTAAGGAAGCAACGATGTCAGACAAATCTAAAGAACGTATTACAGCACTACGTGCAATTGGCGAGGTAGATGGGGTCGATGCATTTAAAAAACATACTGAAGTGGTTCATAAGAATATGTCGATGGATGATATAGAAGGTAGATTAAAGATACTTGTAACTAAACTCCAAAAACGATTAGAAGAAAAAGACGTTGAAGGTGAGACTGTAAATAATGGTGAGTAATGCACAAAAAAAGTTAACACCTGAAGAAGAAAAGAAAGAACAAGAAAAAAGAATATTATCACTTATTAACTTTCTAGCGGCGCATAAAAAGCTTTTAGAAAAAGAAGAAGCTGAACTAGTCGACGTGCTGGTGGAGGCTACGAGTGGTAGGATAGTACAAGATGTAGGTAGTACAAGTTTTTTAGAATTTATACAACACGTGTACCCAGGTTATATGGTAGGAGCGCATCATGCGAGGTTGGCTAAGATATTTGAAGATATTGCTGCAGGAAAGAAAAAAAGAGTTATCGTTAACATTGCGCCACGTCACGGAAAATCGGAGCTTATATCCTATCTTGCGCCGGCATGGTTCCTTGGTAAATTTCCTCACAAAAAGGTTATTATGGCGTCTCACACAGCTGACTTGGCAGTTGGCTTTGGTCGTCGTGTCCGTAATCTGGTGGGCTCGGATGCGTATAAGGATATATTTCCGGCGGTAGAACTGCAAGCTGATAGTAAATCGGCATCACGATGGGGGACAAATTTTAATGGAGAGTATTTTGCTATTGGGGTGGGTGGTGCTCTCGCTGGTCGCGGGGCTGATCTTTTTATCATTGATGACCCTCACTCTGAACAAGATGCTAAACTTGGACGAGCTGATGTTTTTCTCCCTGCTTGGGAGTGGTTTCAGTCTGGCCCTCTTCAACGTCTTATGCCGGGCGGTGCGATTATTGTAGTGATGACTAGATGGTCTAAACTTGATCTGACGGGACAGATTGTGAACCAGATGATTAAGAATGATGAAGTAGATCAGTGGGAAGTAGTAGAATTTCCAGCCATCGTGCAAGAGAAAGACGGAACTGAGAAACCATTATGGCCTGAGTTCTGGAGTTTAGAAGAATTATTAAGTAAGAAAGCAGCGTTAGATGTAAGATATTGGAACTCACAGTACTTACAGAATCCAGTATCAGAAGAAGGTGCGCTGATTAAAAGAGAATGGTGGAATATATGGGAAGAAGAAGATCCCCCACAATGTGAATTTACAATTATGAGTTTAGATGCTGCCCAGGAGGCGAATAATAGAGCGGACTACAATGCGCTCACCACTTGGGGCGTCTTTTTTAACGAAGAAACGAATAACTATAATATAATACTGTTAAATAGTATTAAGCAACGACTAGAGTTTCCTGAACTTAAAGAACTTTGTATCCAAGAGTATAAAGAATGGGAACCTGACTCGTTTTTAGTCGAAAAGAAATCTAACGGTGCAGCCTTATATCAAGAGTTTAGACGTATGGGGATACCGGTGGGCGAATTTACGCCAGGTAAAGGACAAGACAAGATTAGTCGAGTCAATGCAGTGTCAGATTTATTTAGAAGTGGCATAGTGTGGGCACCTGATAGAAGATGGGCTAAAGAAGTAATAGAAGAATGTAATGATTTTCCAAGTGGTGCTAATGATGACCTTGTAGATAGTACAACACTTGCATTAATGAGATTTAGACAAGGCGGATTTATTAGGCTACCTTCTGACGAACCAGATGAAGTATATGGGTTTAGAAGTAGTAAACAAAAGAAACTCTACGCAATATAAGGATTAAATTATGGCAATTAACATGGATAAAAGTTTATCACAGGCTCCTCAAGGACTAGAAGAGTTAGCGTCTGCACAACCCGATTTAAGTATTGAAATTGAAAACCCAGAAAGTGTAACGCTTGAAGATGGTAGTATGGAAATTACTATTGAGCCTGGTAAAGAAGAAGATGATGAGTTTAATGATAACTTAGCAGAAGACATGGATGAAGGTCAGTTGACTGAATTGTCAGGTGATTTAATTGGTGAATACGACGCCGATATAAATTCAAGAAAAGATTGGTTAACTACTTATGTGGATGGATTAGAATTACTAGGTCTTAAAGTAGAAGACAGAACAGAACCGTGGCCCGGCGCATGTAATGTATATCACCCCTTAATGACAGAAGCGCTGGTTAAGTTCCAAGCTGAAACTATGATGGAAACATTCCCCGCTGCAGGCCCAGTTAAAACAGTAATCATCGGTAAGCAAACAAAAGAAAAAGAAGATGCTGCTGAACGTGTAAAAGATGATATGAACTATCAGCTCACGGACATGATGCCAGAATATAGACCTGAACACGAACGCATGCTATGGGGTCTTGGATTATCAGGTAATGCATTTAAGAAAGTTTATTATGATCCATCGTTAGAGCGTCAAGTGGCAATGTATGTTCCAGCTGAAGATATTGTAGTACCTTATGGTGCATCTAATTTAGAAACAGCTGAGCGTGTAACCCATGTGATGCGTAAAACAAAAAATGAGTTACATAAATTACAAGTTGCAGGTTTTTATCGTGATGTAGATTTAGGTGAACCATTTTTAGATATTGATGAAGCTGAGAAAAAGATTGCAGAGAAGTTAGGCTTCAATCCTACAGAAGATGATCGATATAAGATTCTTGAATTACATGTAAACTTAGATTTAGAAAACGGCGATAGCGAAGATGGTATTGCATTACCTTATGTAGTTACTATTGAAAAAGGTACAGGCACTATCTTAGCAATTCGTCGTAATTGGAATCCAGATGATAAGTTAAAAGCTAAGCGTCAACACTTTGTTCACTACGGATATATTCCTGGATTTGGTTTCTATTGCTTTGGTTTAATCCATTTAATTGGAGCATTTGCTAAATCAGGTACAATGATTCTTCGTCAGTTAGTTGATGCAGGCACTCTATCAAATCTTCCCGGAGGTCTCAAGTCTCGTGGGCTACGCATTAAAGGAGATGACACTCCGATTTCTCCAGGTGAATTTAGAGATGTAGATGTACCAAGTGGCGCTATCCGTGACAACATTTTGATGATACCTTACAAAGAACCAAGTCAAGTTCTTAATCAATTAATGAATCAAATCATTGAAGAAGGACGACGTTTTGCTTCTGCTGCTGATATGAAAGTATCAGATATGTCTGCTAACAGCCCAGTGGGTACTACACTAGCAATCTTAGAAAGAACTCTCAAAGTAATGAGTGCTGTACAAGCGCGTATTTACTATGCAATGAAACAAGAGTTTAAATTACTTAAAGGTATTATTCGTGACTATACTCCAGAAGAGTATTCTTATGATCCTGAAGTAGGTGATCGCCGTGCTAAGCAAGCTGACTATGATAACGTAGATGTTATTCCAGTGAGTGATCCCAATGCTGCAACGATGTCACAGAAAGTGGTGCAGTATCAAGCTGTGATGCAAATGGCACAAGCTAATCCACAAATCTATGACCAAGTAGAACTTAATAAACAAATGTTAGAAGTACTTGGTGTTAAGAATATCAGCAAACTTATCCCATCATCTGATGACCAGAAACCAAAAGATCCTGTATCTGAAAATATGAATATCATTAATGGTAAACCTGTTAAAGCATTTATTTATCAAGACCATCAAGCACATATTGCAGTTCATATGACAGCTATGCAAGATCCTAAGATTCTACAAATGGTAGGACAGAACCCTCAAGCACAAGCTATTCAAGCAGCAGCTATGTCACACATTAATGAGCACGTGGCATTTGAATATAGAAAACAACTTGAAGAACAATTAGGTGTTCCATTACCTAAACCCGATGAAACATTACCAGAAGATATAGAGTTTGAATTATCTAAAGTTATGGCTGAAGCTGCTAAGAAACTTGCTGCTAAATCTGCTTCTGAGGCTCAACAAGAACAAGCTCAACAACAGCAACAAGATCCAATCATTCAAATGCAACAACAAGAGTTACAGTTAAAAGCTCAAGATTTACAAATCAAACAGCAAAAAACTATGGCTGATATTCAAGCTGAACAAACTAGACTTGAACTTGATAAGATGCGTATTGAATCACAAGAACGTATTGCTGGAGCTCAATTAGGCGCTAACGCTGTAATGGACGATAAACAGTTGCAAGCTAAACAGTTAATAGAAGGTACAAAAATTGGTATAGAAGCAGTAAGAGCTAATGAACAATTAGTTCACCAAAAAGAACAATCTAAAAGACAGCAAGATATTCAACGTGAACAAATGATGCGTCAAAAGGAACAACAAACACAACCTAAGGAGTAACACATGGACCAAACGCTAGAGCTATTATTGTCTCGAATAGATGATCAGCGCAAAACAGTTTTAAATAATTTAGGAGACGGAGCGGCAAAAGATTTTGCTTCGTACCAAAATATGACCGGATATATTCGAGGTTTATCCGTAGCAGAAAGTATAATTAAAGACCTCGCACAAAGAATGGAGACGTTTGAAGATGAGTGAGCAAATCCTTACAATGAATAAAAACTTGGTTGATGCTAATGGACGACCGATTATTATTCCAACAGTAAATGAAGTAAATGCAGAAGATATACCGATTGAAGAAAGAGGCTTACAGCTTCCAGAACCAAAAGGTTACAGAATTTTATGTGCTATTCCTGAAGCAGCGGAAACATATGAAAGTGGTTTAGTTAAAGCAGGATCAGTTAGATCAGTAGAAGAACATTCGACTGTAGTTTTATTTGTAGTAAAAGTAGGTGATTTAGCTTATAAAGATGAATCAAGATTTCCTACTGGACCATGGTGTAAAGAGGGTGATTTTGTTCTAACACGTGCATACGCAGGTACTAGATTCAAAATCCACGGAAGAGAATTCCGCATTATTAACGACGATACAGTCGAGGGGGTTGTTGAAGATCCTCGTG